ATATTCTCCAAGGGCGGTTGCCAGCCCCGCAAGCGCCGCTGCGACATTGCCCCTTCCAGTCGCGCACGCACGTCTTTTGGGCCGCCAGTTCCCCGGCGGCGAAAGCCCTCAAACCAGCCCATGCGTTACAGCCCTTTGCTGGTGATCACGCGCACTTGGCGGATAATCTTGCGGCCCTCGGCCGCTGCGATATCGCGGTCCAGGACCTCGATGGCCCGGTCGATTTCAGCGATACTGCGGTAATCCACCGATCTGCCGTCGTAACTCACCCGCGCCACGCCAGAGGATCGCTGCGCCGAGAGGGCGTCACGGCGGGTTTTAAGGTCGGAAATTGTCGGCATATGAATTGACCCTTGGGTTAAAAGTGTTTCAATTGAGGGACCTGCCCTCCAGTGAAAGCGAATCCATGACACCATCCGAAATCATGCTTAATTTCACGCAGGCTGATACATCCCTCAAAGATACGATGATGGCGGCGCGCAAACAGCGCAAAGCCATGGGCCCGATCTTTGTCGATCTGGTCACGCGGCTTGGTTATCAATCCACTCGCGAAATGGACCAGCTGGAAGTGAACGCGCTCGTGCCAGTGCTTTTCTTACTTGCCGAGTGGCGTGAGCCGTTTGCATATCGTCCAACGATAAGAGTGCTCTCTCGCCCCATACCAATCGTCGAGCGCCTTTTTGGTGATCACGCCATCGACTCTGGCGGCTATCGCATTCTGGCCAGCACATTTGACGGCGATCTGGAGCCACTTTGCGAAGCTGCATGTAACCCACACGCCGATGAATATGTTCGTGGCACCTTCATGAGTGCTCTTGTCCTTGTTTCGCTGGCGCATCCGGAAAAGCGAAACGAGGTGGAGGGTTTTTTCAGGCAGTTTCGCGTGCTTTGTCCGGAAGCCCCGGGAGACGTGATGATCACTTGGATGGACTGCATCGCAGAGCTCGGGTTGGAGGACATGGCAGAGAACGTTCGTGATGCGATGCAGAAGGAGATGATCCCCCGCTACCACACCGATTTCGCCAGTTTCGAAGCCAAACTGAGGGAGACGGTCGACGGAAACGGAGTGCCTACAGGCGGTCGCTATCGCCAGTTCCTCGTGAGTGACGCAATCTCTGATCTGATCAACTGATCCGCACAAGGTAGAAGCCTAAGTCAGAGCTCCAACCCATTTGCAATACGCGACCGGCATCGAGCGCGTGTCGGAATGAAGATCAACGCATATAATTCGATGCCACAGACCTGCGCCGCGCGGGGCTGCGCACTGCACGAATGGATCCTGCTGCGGCCTTGTCTTGTGACCCGTCGCCGTCCCCGTCCACCTGCGCCTCCAGATCGACCCAACGCGCCTCTGACCAGCGATCTGCCCCGATAATCCATGCAGCGGCGCGGGCGTAGACCCGGCAATCCAGCGCCTCGTTGCGTTCACGCAGCTTTTGCCATTCAAGTCGGGCAAACCCGCGTTTGGTGCGTACGGTGACCAATTCCTCGGCCACCAGCTGCTTCAGCCATTCGCTGTCCACCCAATCGGGCAGATGCACCGTGCCGGGCGGATGCGTTGCCCCCTCGGCCAGTTCCTCCTTTGTCGGGCGCGGCAAGCCGAGATGACGGTAAGTTTCGGCTTTGAAGGTGGAGACAGCCACCGTCCAGAGCCGAGCACCCCGGCGCAGGCGTTTGCCCGCGTCCGTCACATCGACATAGGTCGGCCCCGAAACCGGGCTGGAACGATTGAACCCTTCGACGCCTTTGACCGGTGCGACCTGCGCCACGCCCTGCCGCCGTGACCAGCCATAAACGGCCGGAGCCTCATAGCCGGTATCAATGGCGAGCTTGGCCAGCCGGAGCTGTGTGCCGTTTTGATGGATCCATGTACGGTCCAGAAGCTTTGTCAGCTCCAACCACGCGCCCTGATGGTCCGGGCCGCCCTCGATCACGATGTGATCGACCAGCCAGCTTGTCCCGCCCCGGCCCCATGCCCAGACATCGACCTCGATCCGGTCTTTCTGCACATCGGCCCCAGCGGTCAGGAACAGCCCACCTGCAGGCACGATGCCCGGCTTCCACGCTTCACGCCGGTCATAAAGCCGCGACCAGTCCGGCGCTTCACCGGTTTCCACCCATGTTTCGCCAAGGATGGTGTTCTTGAACGCCCGGATCGCTTCATCCGAGCCCTGCGCTGCCTCCCATGCCCGCACGATCCGCTCCCAACTGAGCCAGCCGATCGGCGAGTAAAGCGCCGAGAGATGATAGCCGACGGTGCCGGGATCGGCGGCGACAGCAGTTGCCCGCCACTCGCCCGCTTCCAACAGTGCCGTCTTGTGATGTTCAGCGATGGCGCGCTCGCAGCCCTCGCAATGGTATGCTGCCGCTTCAGGGCGCCCCTTGTCCCAGCGCAGCCGCTCGAACTTCAGCCACTGGAACTGGCTGCAATGCGGGCACGGCACGAAGAACCGGCGCTGATCGCTGGTCTCATATTCCCGTTCGATCCGGCTCAGCCCCCGGATCGTCGGCGTCGAGACCAGAAACACCTTGCGCCGGTGCGCGAAGGTCAGGGTCCGCGCTTCGGCCAGGCTAACCGGATCACCTTCATCATCGGCCGAGGCGGGATAGGCATCAACCTCATCAAGGAAAATGTAGCGCGCCGGTGTCGAGCGCAGACCCACGGCCGAATTGGCCCCGGTCATGATCAGGATGCCGCCCGCGAATTCCTTCGACAGCATCGTGTTGCCTGCATCACGCGAGCGCGCTGGTTTGACCCGTTCGCGCAGCTCCGGGCTTTCCTCAATTAGCGGATCAATTCGCTGGCGCGAATTGCGTTTCGCCAGTTCCACGGTCGGCTGCACCGCCAGCATCGGCCCCGGTGCCTGGTGGATGGCAAAGCCGATCCAGTTGTTCCCGGCTTCCGTCGCACCGACCTGTGCGGCCTTCATGAACACGATGCGCTGGACGGCAGAACTTGGCGACAACGCGTCCATGATTTCGCGCATATAAGGCGTGCGCGCTGTGCGGTAACGCCCCGGCTCGGCACTGGCCCGCGATCCCAGCATACGGTGCGCATCGGCCCATTGCGACACCGTCAGATCGGCGTCCGGCCGCATGCCCCGACCCCAGCTGCGCAGCAGTTGATCAGAACCATCAAAGCTAGCGTTCTCAAGATAGGTCGATGCGGACCTCGGCGAGGCTGTCGAGTTGGGCACGGACATGGGCTTCCAGCACCTTCTGCATCATGACGGGCTCCAGACTTCCCTGATCCGCAATCATCACTCCCAATTCCGACGCCATCAGCGCCGCCGCGCGCGCGGGCCAAGTCACCCAGGCATCGCGTTCCTCGCGCGCCAACCGGAACACCAGGCCCACCGCGCGGTCGCGGTCGATCAACTCGCCCTTCAGCTTTGCCAGCTTCAGCTTGCGCTCCTGCGCCTTCAGCACCTCGTTGGCGGTCTTGGCCTGCAGGAAGGTTGTGCCTCCGCCAGTGACTGGGGCGGGCAACCCTTCCTCGCGCAATGTCTCACCCACGGTCGACAGCGCTGCGTCGGGGACCGGCTTCATCTTGGGTGCGGGTAGCGGCGCTTTCTTTGCCTCGCCCCGTTGCTTGGCAGGATCCGTCATCGCGGCGCGGTGTACATCGGACGCGGCCGCATCAATCGACCCATCGGCGTGATGAACCAACCGCCCCGACTCCTTGGCTTTCTGGATGGCACCCCGCGACAGGCCGACATGGGAGGCATATTGGCGCTCACTCATGCCCTGCATCTCGCACCCCGTATCCTTCATAAAGCAATGATATTGCTTGGAAATGAGTTGATTAAACTCTGCGCAGGAGCGATTCTGGGATCAGGAAATCACCCCGGATCGGAGACCAAATCATGACCGCAATTACAACCATTCGCATAGACCATGCAGCGCTTCCTGCACACTTCGACCGCTCGCGCCCGAACGCCGTCGCCGAGGCCATCGAGGCCGCGCTGCGCGAAGACGGGATCACCGCCGAAGCCTCGGACGTGATCTCGCATCTCAAGATTGAGCTGCCGACCACCCAGCTTGCCGCCGCCAGCGCGGTGCTGGCTGATCTGAAGCTGATCTGAGGGGAACCACCATGAGCACCCGCGCGCAGATCGCCATTCAAACTGGGCCCAAGGAGTGGGCGCACATCTATGTCCACTTTGACGGCTACCCCAGCCACATGCTGCCCGCACTGGCGCGCTGGACGCCCAAGGACATCCTCGCCGCAAAGGAAATTCGGCAGGTGCGCACTGATGAACTGGACTGTTTCGATCCACCCCGCGCGCCGCAAATCCTGCCGCATCCGACCTGCGAGCTGTGCCACCTTTATCTCTGGCAGGCCGGTGGCTGGGTGGATGCCACCGACCGCTCCGAATGATCAGAAAGCAATATTATGGCTCTGATTTTGCTACGTTAATCAACACTGAAGAGCCAATGTGGTGACTAGAAAACCATGCAACTCGCTACGGAGACACCCCCATGACACGCCTTAACCCGATCACCACACCCCGCCACCAGCTGCGCGCCGAGAAGGCTGCGCGGAACAAAGAGGCAGCCTTGAACGCCTTCCTCAGCAAGAATGCCGAGATCAACGAAATGCTCGCCCGTCTGCAAGCGCTCAGCGCGGACCACTTCAACAGCCATCCCGACGAGATAAACTGGGGCGACGTCGGCACCCTTGAGCACTACGCCAGTCTGCTGAAGCGTATCACCGACAGTGTTTTCGGCGAAGGCGAGCATGCGGAGTAAACAACCACATCATACGGAGACGCCATGATGACCACCACTTCAAGCCCCAGCCAAACCAAACTACAGACCATGATCGACATGCTGCGCCGAGGCCAAGGTGCCACAATTACCGAGATCGCAGCAGCCACTCAATGGCGGCCACACAGCGTACGCGGCGCCATGTCAGGTGCACTCAAAAAAAGGCACGGCCTCCAAATTACATCAAAGGTAGAGGCGAACCGCGGCCGCATCTATAGCCTACCGGCCGATGAGCTAATGTTCAAAAGCACAAGGGCTGCCTCTCAACTTGGAGCGGTAGAGCCTGCAAGCCACCGATGACACATTGAAACGCCTATGTGTGACTTCTCGGTGACTCAGTTTCCTTTAAGCCCTTATCTTTCTTGTAGAATCCTGCAGTATGCCGAAGATAAATATCAAGAATTCGCCTGTATGAAACCTCAACTGCTCGAAGTGGTGCTGCCTGTGCCACTTTAACTGCCTCAGACTGGGCCAGCCTTGTGCTGGCCCTTTTTTTATTTGCCTGCTTTCAGGGCAGCCGAAATTTGAGCGCGCGTTATACCAAATTGCCGTGCCAACGCAGGTGGCTTCACACCAGCTTTGATTGACGATTGGATCAAGCTGATTTGGGAACCCGTCAATTGCGACAGGATCGGATCTGGCCCACTTTTGCTTGGCTGCTTGGTTTTCTCCTTTGTGACCGTAAGCCCGCGTCTGTCCATCTCGACAGCCAATGCCTCAACCAGACGCACAATATCTTGCTCAGGCAAATGCCGAAGTGATGCAGCAAGGTTTTGCGGCAATACCGTGCGCGGCAACTCCTGCTCATCAGAAACAGGCGGAGTATGATGATCCTTTTGGCGACTCATATCCCAGAGTATCAGCTGCCAAATCGCTATTGCCAAGCCGCTCAAAAAACCGTCCGAGCAGGCATCCCCTTGCCAAAGACACCCCGACAAACACCAACCCAATTGTCAAATGCTCATGCCCGCGACCTCGATACAAACCATGAAAACACAACAATCTGCGCAACGACCGCAACGCCATAACCGACCACGACATTCGTTGCGGCCTCTATCAGCGACATAGAACGTGACTGAGTCATGCGGCATCCACCGGACAAGCGCGCTCAGCATTGATATCTGCGAAGGCCCTACCATCGCCCTCAAGCACCGCCGCTTGGCCCGTAAATGCCTGCCACCGCTCCACGGCGACATCGACATAAGCCGGGTTGAGTTCGATCCCAAAGCACACACGTCCTGTGGTTTCCGCCGCAATCAGCGTCGTGCCCGATCCCATGAAGGGCTCGTAGACCGCCTGCCCAGGGCTGGAATTATTCAGAATGGGCCGACGCATGCATTCGACGGGCTTCTGCGTCCCGTGAACCGTCTCTGCATCCTGATCCTTGTTTGCGATCTGCCAGAGCGTCGTCTGTTTGCGATCACCCGCCCAATGGCCCTTGCCGGTCTTTTTTACCGCATAGAGGCAAGGCTCGTGCTGCCAGTGATAATCGCCGCGGCTCAGCACCAGACGGTCTTTTGCCCAGATGATCTGCGACCGGATATTGAAGCCTGAGGCAATCAGGCTGTCCGCGACCGTGGTCGCGTGCAGTGCTCCATGCCAGACATAGGCGACGTCGCCGGGAAACAACGCCCAGGCCTCGCGCCAATCAGCGCGATCGTCGTTCAGAACCTTGCCGATGCGTTTGGTCGCGGCGGCACCTGCCTTGTTCCGCCAGCCAGGATCGTATTGCACACCGTAGGGTGGATCAGTCACCATCAGCAGCGGCAGGACGCCATTCAGAACGTGCGCCACATCGGTGGCAACCGTCGCATCACCACAAAGCAACCGATGCTTGCCAAGCAACCACAGATCGCCAGGTCGGCTGATCGGGGTTTCAGGCACCTCTGGAATATCGTCTTCGCCTTCACCAGAGGCGGCTTCAGGATCACCCCCTCCCGCCAACAGGGCCTCGAGTTCAGCGTCATCAAACCCGATCAAGGACAGGTCGAAATCCTCGGCCAGGAGGTCATTCAACTCGGACGACAGCAGCGCCTCATCCCATGTCCCGAGTTCGGTCAGCTTGTTGTCCGCGATCCGGTAGGCCCGACGTTGAGCCTCGGTCAGATGCCCCAACACGAT